AGATAAGCTTGATGAGATAAATGATCTATTTAAAGAAATAGATAGCTGGTCAAAAAACAAATCTTATTTAAATAAAGCTTTTTATCTTTACAAAGATGAAATATTTAGCATGAGGGATAAAATAAAAATATCAGGAAATGTTGAATATAGATTTTGTGGGGAAGAATGGGGTACAATAGAATCACATAAAGCAATAAAACATTTTAGAGAATTTATATACGAAATTCCTTATTTACTTTCTGGGCATTGTTCATTCAGAGAATATTTATCAAAACGTTCTTAGAAATTTCCGGCGCAACCTAGAGCCGGTTTGTTATTTCTATTGAAGCGCAATTTGCATGCCTAAAAAATGCAAAAAATATACACGTTAAAAAAGCCCGACTAGCGGGCTCATTTCTTATTCATGTTATATTTTAGCATTTAGGTTTTATCATGTTTTTTAAATTGCATATCTCCATAGCAGCCAAAAAATTTAGCGGGTTTCTATCTGCTAACTTTTCCAGTTCTTCATCAAAACTTTCTGATCCATCTGCGTTACGATAAAAATTCATGATTTTTTCAACCATATAGCTAACAGATGTTTCTCGTAGCGCTTTAAATTCACGTCGCATAATCTCATCGTGAACTTCAGACATGCTCAAAGTACTATCTATGTCTTCCATAAGATGCTTTACTCCGCCTATGTTGGGCACAGCATTTTAGCACTTTTATTATTTCTATTGAAGCGCAATTTGCATAATATACTTTAGCTTTTCATCGCATATTTTGTAGTAAATCATACATCCTCTTCTATCTTTAGCAATAAATCCTTTTTCTTTTAGTTTCTTTAGCACTGAACTTGCGTGAGGCTGGCTTATCTTAGCTTCAGATGCAATATCTCCCGCGCATTTCTCTTCATCCATTAAAGACAAAATAACTTTAATCTGATTCTTTGGAATAGATATAACATTACTTATCCTTTTATAATCTTCCTCTGTGTATTTCATTTTGTATATAATATTCTAGTTGAAAATGATATATTAACATGTTGATTATATAATGGCATCGCTTTATGTGGACATTGGCACTTATACTGGATGGGCTATACTTTCGAACAATGAAATTTATTCGGGAGTTGAAAAATTATCTACAAATAAAAAAAACAAGCCAGGTTTAAAATACCTAAAATTTAAAAATTGGCTAGATAAAGTTTATGAGAATTATAAAATAGATAAAGTTTTTTATGAGGAAGTTATAGGACACAAAGGAGTATATGCAGCCCATGTATATGGGGGCCTTGTTTCCCATTTAATGTCATGGGCTGAAGATAAGAACATTCCTTATGTTGGCGTTCATGTTGCTAAAATAAAAAAATATGCCACATGCAAAGGGAATGCAAATAAAGAAGAAATGATAAAATACGTTAACTCAAAAGGATTTAATGTAATTGATAATAATGAAGCTGACGCAATTAGCTTAATGCTTTATGTAAACAATAGGTAATAAGATGAAATATGATATTAGTTTATGTGAAAAAGTTATTGATCTTGGGAGAGAAGGAAAGACACAAGCGCAAATGGCTAGAGATTTAAATATTGGGAGAAGTACATTTTTTGAATGGATAGACAAATATCCAGAGTTTAAAGAAGCTGCTGCTACTGCAAAGTTTTATGAAATGGCATGGTGGGAAGATTTATTACAAAAAAAATTGGTTGCTAGTGAGCCAATCAATGGATTTGTATGGGTGCGTCGTATGGGTTGCCGATTCAAAGACGATTATGGGCAAGCAAATAATAGCGAAGATAAAAAGGTTATTGTTGAAGTTAAATCATTTAATGGCAGCAAAATTGCAATAAAAGATAATGAACATAACTCTACCGAATAACTGGGAGCCTAGAGGATATCAACTTAAGGCTTGGAATGCATTAGAAGCAGGCATAAAGCGCGCTATTTTGATATGGCACCGCAGGGCTGGTAAAGACGATATTTGCTTGCATTGGACTGCCACACAAGTAATGCAGCGTGTAGGAACATACTGGCATATGTTGCCTAAAGCATCTCAGGGCCGTAAAGCTATTTGGAATGCTGTAAATCCAGCAACGGGCACAAGAAGAATTGATGAAGCATTCCCATTAGCTTTGAGGCGTAGAACTTTAGAAAACGAGATGTTTATAGAGTTTATTAATGGAAGCACTTGGCAGCTTGTAGGAAGCGATGGATTTGATAGGTTGGTAGGTAGCCCACCTCTTGGCATTACTGCTTCAGAATGGGCTTTAGCAGACCCTAGGGCGTGGGCTTATTTGAGACCTATCCTTCGTGAAAATGGTGGATGGGCAGTATTTATTACTACGCCTAGGGGCAAAAACCATTGTTATCAGATGTTTGAAGAAGCAAAGAATGATAAAGAATGGTTTGTGCAAAAACTAACTGCTGAAGAAACAGGAAGATTAAGCGAAGAAGAATTAGATAAGGAAAAAGCAGAGTACGTAAGAGAATATGGCGCAGAGGACGGCGAATCTTTGTTCAGGCAAGAGTATTTATGCGATTTTAACGCTGCTCTCGTTGGGACATATTTTGCTAGAGAAATATCCAACGCTGAAATAGATGGACGCATTACCTCTGTGCCATATGACCCAAGATATTTAGTTAATACAAGCTGGGATTTGGGTGTATCAGACTCTACCGCAATTTGGTTTTGGCAGATTGCAGGTCAGCAAATTAGGGTAATTGATTACCTGGAAGCAACAAGCAAACCTTTAAACTGGTATGTAGACCAATTAAGAAGCAAAACATATAGCTATGGAGACCATTTCCTGCCTCATGATGTCATGGTGACTGACATAAGCGCGGCAGGTGGTATGAGTAGGAAAGAAACTCTTGAATCTCTTGGCCTTAAAGTATCCGTAGTTCCTCGTGTAAAGACTAAAGCAGAAGCTATTCACGCTATACGGTCTGTCCTTCCAAGATGTGTTTTTGATAGCAGCAAATGCTCAAATGGTGTTGAGGCGATATCACAATACCGTAGGGAGTGGGACGCTGTAAGAAAAGTATATAAAGACCATCCATTGCATGATTGGACAAGCCATGCTGTAGATGCATTTGATGGCATGGCTAGGTCAATAGACAAAATTTCTACTAATGCATTTAAAAAAGACGTTAAACCTTACTATACGGTGTATGAATCGTGAAAGAAACAGAAATCAAAGCAAGAGTACAGCAAGCATTACAAGATGCTGAGAATCATTCTTCAAAAGTAAAAACTGATAGAAGAAAAGCGCTAGATTATTACTCTGGCGAGCCTGTAGGGGATTTTGCAAGAAAACATGATTGGGAATCATCAGTAGTTAGCACAGATGTTGCAGACACTATTGAATGGATGATGCCATCGTTAATCAATATTTTTGTATCAGGGTCCAAAGCAGTAGAGTTTACACCTCAAAATCCAGAAGATGAGCAAGCCTCAAAACAATCTACTGAATATATTAACTATCTATTCTTCAAAAAAAATGAAGGTTTTAAAGTACTTAATACATTGTTCAAAGATGCTTTGCTGCAAAAAACTGGTGTTGTTAAAGTGTTTTGGGATACTGAAAAAGTACAAAAGGTAGAGAGATACAGCGGGTTAACGCAAGAGCAGCTAATTGCATTAGACAATGATGAAAACGTAGAAATAACAGAAGCATCTAGCGATATGAGCGGCAATTTTGATGTTGTTGCCCACCGTTCATTATCCAAAGGTGGCGTTGTTGTGCAAAACGTTCCTCCAAATGATTTTTATGTTTCTAGCAGAGCGCATGATACTGAATCTGCTGATTTTTTATGCCACAAAGTAAGTCGCACATTGAGTGAGTTAAGGGCTTCTGGTTATAAGAACGTAGATAAAATTACGTCAGAGCAAACAACATACTCAGAGGCAAATAGCAATTCTACAATTTTCCAAAATGATTACGAAGTAGATTTTAACGATAGGTCAAACATAGACAAAACGTTGCAACGTGTGACACTTGCCGAGTGTTACATGCAGATAGATGTAAACGGTGATGGCATAGCAGAGTGGCGCAAAATTGTACTTGCTGGTAATCAAATACTAGAAAATGTAGAAATTGATGCTCACCCGTTTGTTGCTGTGTCTCCTATCCCTTTGCCACATACATTCTATGGCTTGTCTGTCGCAGATTTAGCTATGTCTCCACAGAAAAGCAAGACAGCTATCCTCAGGGCAATGCTAGATGGGCTATATCGCACTATTAGGCCAAGATATGCAGTATTAAACGGGAAAGTAGATTACAACGAATTAGTATCACCTTCGCCTTGGGTGACAGTACAAGACCAAACTGCAATAACACCATTACAGCTTGGACAGCCAGACATTGCTAACGGAATGGCAATGTTAGAGTTCTTAGAGACATCAAAAGAGAATAGAACTGGTTGGACGCGCTACTCACAGGGTACATCATCAGATTCTTTAAACCAGACAGCTACAGGCGTAAATATTATTACAGCGCGTGGAGACATGCGTATACAAATGATAGCGCGTGTATTTGCGGAGTACGCTGTTAAACCTATGTTTTTGAAAATGCTTAAATTGGTTTGCCAGTATCAAGATACTAAAACAATGTTTAGGCTAAACAATAAATTTATTGAAGTTGATCCTAGAGAGTGGGATACACAATTTGATGTTTCTATTAATGTTGGCCTTGGTTCTGGAAATAAAGATCAAATAGCAGGTCATATAATGCAATTGCTCAATATTCAAAAAGAAGCGCTACAAATAGGCGTTGCAACGCCAGAAAACATATACAAAGCAGCTTTAAAACTTGCTGAAAATCTAGGCCTTTCAAGCTCTGAAGATTATTTCACTGATCCATCTATGCAACAAATGCAAGGTAAAGAAGATAAACTTGCACAAATAGAACAAGAAAAATTATCCATAGAAAAAGAAAAGCTTGAATTAGAGCGTCAAAAAGCTATGGCTAAAATTCAATTAGAACGTGAAAAAATGCAAGCTGAAATAGAGCTTGAAAGAGAAAAAATGATTGCTGAGATAGAATTAGAAAGAGAAAAATCTCAAGCAAAATTAAATATTGAAAATCAAATACCTATTAACATTTAATTAAATTGAGTTTAAAATGGAACAAGAAATAGATTATATTGAATTCGAAGATAGAATTAAGCGGGGAGATGAAGTAAAAGAATTACTTAATAATAAATATTTACAACAGGCCTTTGAAGATGTAAATAAAAGCATTATATTAAGTTGGCAAAATACTTTATCTGCTAATAAAGAGGAAAGAGAAACCGCATGGCTCGCAGTAAAACTATTAAATCAAGTGAGGAAGAGTCTGGAGCAACATATACAGACGGGGGAAATGGCGAAATTCGCATTGAAAGAAATGGGA